CGGTCTCCTGGCCGCGCGTCAGTTCAAGAACGTCGCCCTCGCGGGCCGCCACCAGATCGTCGGGCGCGACGGTGGCGACAGATGTCCGGCCGCGCATGACGAAACGGATCATGCCCTCGGTCTCCACGGCGTCGAAGCCAAAGTGCCGCGACAGCGTGGTGATCGAGGCACGCGGGCTTTCCAGTGCGCCAATGGCGTAGCCTTCGACCGCGCCCCAGAGTCCGGTGACGTCGATCCTCGCCTCGGGCATTCCTGCGCGCAGGCAGAGATGGCGGACGAGTGCCGCCAGCGATACCGCCCCAAGCCGCCCTGTCAGCCAGTGGCCGAGCCGCCAGTTCGCGCCGTCTGTCCAGACGTCGGTCAGCGCTGGAAAGAACGGATAGGGGCGCGCGTCCCAGGTCCAGGCGGCGCATTCGGAGACGTGGACCATGCGTTGGCCATAGACGGACGACACCGGGTTGTTGGCGGCCTCGCCCCACCAGAGATACGTCGCCTCGAGATAGGCCCGCTGGATCGCGTCGTCGCGCCAGCCCCGCGAGAAATGCGGTGTGAAGCTCTCCGACGACTTTGGGTCGAAGAAGACGTTGGGCTGGTTGGTGCCCCTGTCGATGGCAGGACAGCCGAGCTCGGTGAACCAGATCGGCTTCGACTGCGGCGCCCATGCCGTCGGCGTCCCGCTCTCCACGCCGCCCGGCCGGTTGTAGTGCACGTTCGACCACCAGGCCTGCAGATCCTTGTAGCGGAACACCCATGGCTTGCTCGCCGCGCCATCGGTGATCGCGGTCCGGACCTGCGCAGAACGGTCCGCCGCGCTGGCATAGAACCAGTCGAAGCCTTCGCCGCCCGCGATGTTCTTCTGCAGGTAGGCCCGGTCGTAGATCGCGGGCCAGCCCTCGGCCGCATCGGCATGCTCAAACCCGTCGCGCCAGTCGGAGAGCGGCATATAGTTGTCGATCCCCACGAAATCGATCTCCGGATCGGCCCAGAGCGGATCGAGGTGAAAGAACACGTCGCCCGAGCCGTCGCCCGGCTGGTGTCCGAAATACTCCGACCAGTCGGCGGCGTAGCCGATCTTCGTGCCCGACCCGAGGATGAAGCGCACGTCAGCCAATAGATCGCGAAAAGCCTGCACGGCGGGATAGGTGCTGGCTCCCGACCGGATCTTCGTCAGCCCCGGCATCTCGGTGCCGATCAGGAAGGCATCGACCCCGCCCGCCGCCGCGCAAAGATGGGCGTAGTGCAGCACCGTGCGCCGCAGGCCCCATTCGCCGGATGGCCCGGTCCACGAAACAGACTGACCCGAGACGCTGAAGTTCGCGGGCGTAGCCGCGCCGAATAGCGCAGTGACCTGCGTCGCGGCGGTGGCAGTCTTATCCACCGATCCGGCGTACCCAGCAGCCGGAGAACAGGTGATCCGGCCGCGCCAGGGAAACGCGGGCTGGCCGGTCTCGGCGGCGTTGTCGGAAAACGGGTTCGGCAGCGTGTTGCCGGGCGGCACATCCATCAGGATGAACGGATAGAAGGTGACCCGCAGCCCGCGTGCCTTCATCTCCCGGATGGCCTGCACCACTGCGAAATCAGCGGGCGTGCCGCCATAGACAGGGCGATCCTGATCGTCGCGGCTGACGAGAAAGGCATTGGCGCGGCTGACGCCGTTCACCGACCAGGCCGACGGTGTGGTCGATTTGACTGTGACCTCGACCCCGGGTCGCACCTGGCAATTGCCTGCCCGCAGATCATCGCCGAACCAGGCCACCACCAGCGACACGCTCTCGACTTTCGGTGCCATGGCCTGCAGCCGGTCCAGCGCCACCACCATGTCGGCGGTATCGGTCAGCGCGTTAAGGTTCTCGGGAGTTTGCGATCCACTGCCGCCCTTGCGAATACCCTGCGTGGCATAAGCGAACTCGCCGGATGCCGGGATCATGGTGACCGCCTGAGTCAGCCCCTCCGCTGTGTCCGGATCGGCCAGCGGGCGGAACACCTCGAAACTCAGTTGCGGGATACGGTTGCCGTAGTTCCCCAGCGGCAGGTCCTCGAAAACGACATAAGCCGTGCCGCGATAGGCGGGCGTGTTGGCCGCGCCCATCTTCGCTGCAATGAACGGATTGGCGGTCTGGTTCTCGTCTCCCGGATACCAGCGCCAGATGATCCCGGCGGTGTCCAGCAGCTTGCCGTCGGCCCAGATGCGTCCGATGCCGGTGATTGGCCCCTCGCAGAGCGCGACCGCAAAGCTCGCATAGTAGAAGTATTCGGTGGTCTTGACCTTGCCACCACCCCCGCCGCCCTTGCCACCACCCTGCGTGGTGGTCTTGGTCTCCTCGCGGAAGTCCGTTGCCCAGACGATGTTGCCGCCGATCCGCATGCGGCCATAGAGGCGCGGGATCACCGCTCCTTCGGTGGCCGAGGTGATGCGCAGGTTGTCCATCCGCGCGCCCTCGATCCGCTGGGTCGGCGCGAGTGACGAGATGATCCAGCTGTCAACGACCGAGCCGATGGTCGAGCCGATGAAGCCACCGATGGTGGCGGCACTGACGCCGAGGATCGCGCCGCCAATGCTGCCGCCAATGGCAGCACCTGCGGCACCGAGAACGAGTGTGGCCATGTGGGGGTCTCAGCGTTGCGGGAACAGGAAGGCGAAGGCGATGCGCCGCCGCCAGGACGGAGTCAGCGGTTCCTCGATCACGCCGAGGCGCTCATAGGCATGCAAGAAGGTCTCGGCTCCGGTCATGATCCCAACATGCTTGGCGATGGCGCGGGTCTTCATGCGGAAGAACACCAGCGCGCCGGGACCAGCCTCAGAAGCAGCGATTTCCGGCATCATGCGCCGAGCACCCTCGGCCAGCACTTCGCGGGGGCCAGTCTCGCCCCAGTCGCGGCTGTAGGGCGGGATCGGGAATGGCTCGGGGCCAACGACTTCGCGCCAGACGCCCCGCGCGAGCCCGAGGCAATCGCAGCCGACGCCCCGGAGGCTCGCCTGGTCGTGGTACGGTGTGCCCAGCCAGGCCCGCGCGATCGCGATGACGCGCGCGGGTTCGGCCCATGCGAGGGGTTGCGTCACAGCACGCCTCCCTCGTGCCCACCATCCTTGGTGGCGTAGCGGAGCACCGCGTCCTGGCCGGGGATGTGCGGGAAGCCGCGGAAGTTGGCGGTGTTGGCGAACTTCGCCTCGCAGGTCTCCATCCGCTTGTCGCAGCCCGCATGGATGGTGAAGGCGTCGCCCTCGGCGATCGCGCGCACTGGCGCCTCGAGCAGCGTGAGCACTGCAATACCGTCCGTCACGTCATGGCCCAACACCTCGGTGCGCCGCCCCGCATTCGCCCCACTCGTCCAGTCCAGCGTGCCAAAGGTGAACCAGCCGGAATCGGAGCCGCCGAGACCCGAGGCGGTGAAGGCGCGGTCGCGCAGAAGATCGATGACGGTGCCCGTCCCCTTGAATGCGGGGTCCTCCAGATCGACCCCGCAGCGCGCATCCCCGAGCGCGGCGTCGCAGGTCGCCTGAAACGTCCGCCCGACCGTTTGGCCCAGCACATGCGCGAGGCTGCGGACCTCGGCAACAAAGGCCAGCCGTCCGCGCCGGATCTGGCCGATGGCACCCCGGCGCATCAGCACGCGCTGGCCGGTGTCCGCCCAGTTCACGCGCCAGACCTCGACCTCCGCGTTGTCCCAGCGGCCATCGAAAATGTCGGTCTCGGTGATGCGGTCCGAGGTCAGCACGCCCTCGGCGTCCTGTGCGTCGACCGACAGGTCCGAGCCTGAGCGGACCTCGGACGCCGTCAGCCCGCTCTCTGGCTCGAAATCGGTGCCGTCGAAGGTGAGTGTCAGGTCGTGGTCGGTGAAGCCAAAGGTTACATCGTCCGCGCGGATGATCCGCCAGCACCAGGAAAGCGTCGTCGTCCCATTGTCGAGATGGGCCCGCAGATCGGGGGTAATGCTTTTCATCGGCGGAGCTCCAGAAGTGGAATGGAGGTGATCGAGCCCAGTCGTTCGATGTCGTGCGTCACATCGAGGGCGTCGCTGTCGAAGCGGACCGGCACGTCGAACTCGAAGCTTGCGGTGATCGCGACGCCGGATCCCGGCGCAGTGTCGAAGTTGACGAGTCCAGTGGTCGTGTCGACCGACCAGCCCGAGGGTTGCTCCACCCCGCCGACCGCAATGCGCACGCTGCCTGTCACCGGCTTTGCGATTGTCCGGGTCCAGGATTGAGCGCCAGAGGCGTAGCGCTTCACTAGCTGGAAGTCGGTCACCGTGCCGTCGCCGGTCCCGATCGCCTGATCCGTGGGCGATGGCGTTCCCGAGGGCAGACAGGACTTGTGGTCGCCCCAGTCCTTGAACCGGAAGCCGTGCAGCCGCCCGTTGCGCGCCTCGAAGAAGGCGACGACGGCGGCCAGATCGTCGGCCCTGCGGATGCCGTAGGCTACATCGTAGCGGCGGCGCGAATTCGCCCAGCTCGCGTTGCGCTCCTCGTCGCCGCTGGCCAGTTCGACGATCTGGGTGCGGCGTTCAGGCCCGCCGCGTGCGCCCCGGCTGATGTTGTCCGGAAATCGGACCTCATGAAATGCCATCACATGCCCCTCCGACCCATCGACACGGCGCGGGCGATGTCGGCCGCGACTTGCGTGCGGGACTGCCGAAAGCTCTCGGCGTCGCGGGCCATGATGGTGACGTTGACCCCTCCGCCTGCGCCGTAGCTCTGCGTCTCGCGCCGAGACAGCACCCGCTCGCCGCGCTGCAGGATGGCGGGCACTTCATCGTGGCGCAGCCCCGCCACACCGCCAGAATGCATCCGGGGCGCAGCCGCGAAGGCTATGGCCGGGACCATCCGGCCCGGCGAAGAGGCGCCGACCATGCCGCCCGCATGCAGGATGTTCGCGAAGATACCACCCGCACCGCCAAGCGCGCCGGAAAGCGCGTTGGCGATCGGCCCGAGGATAAACCGCCGCGCCGCCAGCTTGGCGAGATCAGCCAACAGTGAGGTGACCAGATCGCGGAAGTCCAGCTTGCCGGTCTTCACGAACGTGGCTACCGCATTCTCTGCCGACTGGAATGCGCCGACCAGCGCTTGGCCGATGTCCCCGCCAACGTCGCGTGCCTTGCTGGCATAGTCGCTGAGCGCTGCGGTGACCGCCTGCCAGCCGGTGACGGCGGCTTCGGTGTCGGGTTCGGCGGCAGCGGCAGCAGCCCCGACCGCAGCACCAGCGCCAGTGGCCGCCCGGCCAGCATCGCCAAGGGTGGTCTCCAGACGCTCAGCCGCGTCCGTTGCTTCGGTCAGCGCGTCTGCGCCACCCTCACTGCTGCCCTGCACCGCGTCACGCAGGGCCTGCCAACTGGCGAGCGGCGCACGCGCGCCCTCGGCCAAGTCGCGTGCCGCACCGCGATACGTGTTGGCCGTGGCAAGTGCAGTATTGGCCGCCTGGGTGAGCCCGAGATCGGGGGCCGTGAGCGGGTTGTCCTCAAAAGCCCGGTCGAACGCTGCCTGTGCAGCGGTGGTCGCAGCCGTCGCTGCACCCTCAAAACGGTTCTCGATCTGACCCAACTCAAGATCGGGAATGATCGAGATGCGCCGTTCGGACCCAAGCGCTTCCAGCCCCTGATTGATACCGCCAATGAAGCCGTTGATGCGCGAGACGACGCCGTTCAGCATTGCCTCGACGCCATCGATCAGGCTGTTGGCCGCCTGAAACGCCAAATCGCCGATGGCCGCCGGGAGCAGGCCCCAGATCGCCTTGATCGCCTCATAGGCCCCCTCAAACGTGTTTGCAGCCGTGTTGCCAAAAGCCACGACGCTCTCGATGGCGCTCTGCATGCCGGAGGCGGCATCGGCCTTCAGATCGAAGAACATCGCCGTGGCGGCAGCGCCCGCCGCCGCAGCCCCCATCTTGATGCGGTCCCAGACTTCGACGGCGAGGTCCTTCAGGAGGGACATCGCTTCGCCAAATCCGCCCGCGCCCGACACAAGGCGGGTGAACTGGTAGATCAACTCACCTGCACCGACGATCAGCGCCCCGATGCCGGTGCGGATCAACGCGCCGCGCAGCAGGACCAGCGCTGTGGCGAGACCGCGCACCGACAAGGCCGCCACGGCCATTCCAGCGACCCAACGCCCTGCAAGAAAGGCCACAAAGGTGGCGGCATAAGTGGTCAATCGGCCGATGTTGTCGAATAGGCCCCGGATCGCGATGCCGAGCGGACCGGTGCGGCTTGCCACGGCTGCCATGGCATTCGCGACCGCTTCCAACGCGGGTGCCGCAGCGACCGCCAGCTGGTTCGAGAGCCCGCGCCAGATCAGGCCAAGCCGGGATATGGCATCGTTCGTCCGCTCGATCTGGTCGGCGTCTTGCTCGGACACGACGACACCGAACGCGAGGACGTCCTCGGTCGCCTGGCGCAGCGTCGCCGTATCGATCCGCGACATGGCGATGGAGCCTTCCTCGCCGAAGAGCTGACCAGCAACGGCTGCCCGTTCGGCGGCAGGCACAAAACTCTCGATGGCGGCGTTGATCGCACCCACACGCTGGTCGAGTGGCAGGGCGATCAGGTCTGTCGCAGAAAGCCCAAGCCGGTCCAGCGCGTCGGCAGCAGGTCCGGTCCCGGCGGCCGCCTGACTGAGACGGCGCGTGAGGTCCTTCGTCGCCTGTTCAATGCCTGACATCGAGACGCCCGCCAGTTCGCCCGCCCGCTCGAGGGTCTGGATCGAGGCGACTGTGGTCCCGAGAGACTGAGCCAGCTTGGCCTGCGCATCCACCGTTTGCAGCCCGGAACGCACCATCGCCACGCCAGCAGCAGCGGCGGCGGCCACGGCGGCAGCGGCAGCGATCGCGACACGTCGCGAGAACGCCGCGAGGCGGGTGTTGGCCGCTTCCATCTCCCGGCTGAGCCGACCGAAGCCGCGCGCTCCGGCCTCACCGACACCTTCCAGCTCAGCACGCACCTGTCGGCCGCCCACCGCTGCAAGGCGAACGGATACGCGTTTCTCAGCCATTGGAATGATCCATCTGTTCGTTAAGTTTTGCGACCATCACTGCCTCAACGGCGGGCAGAAGTTCGGCCATCGCCAGAGGCGGGATGCCAAGCGCATCACCGAGGGCAAGCACCGCCGACATGTCCCAGCCAATCACCGCGCCCGGCAGCACGCGAAGCTGGCCGCCAAGACGGCCGACCAAGTCCCAGACCTGCCAGCCCTCGAATGTCGAAGGCTGGTTCAGCCGTGCCGGGCAGGTTTCGCAGGTCGCTTCGCACGCTTCGCACGCTTCGCAGTAGCGCTCGCCCCCGCCGAAGGACCACTCGGCGAGAGCGCGGAGACGTTTTTTTCCTGTTCCAGCAGCAGGCCTTTGGAAACGTAGGTCAGCTGGAAGGCCTCGAAGATCGGCCAGATATCGAGCAGCGCGTCGATAGCCTCGGGGCTGGGGACGATCACGTTGCCATCGGCGTCGCCAATGCCCTCCCAAGTGAGAACTGCCCGGCGCGCCAGCGCCTTGGCGAAGGCGACAGCGCGTTCCTCGTCGGAAGCGTCTACAGGGACCGCCTCGACAGCCGCATCGCCACGGGTTGCCACCATCAGCGCGGTGGTCAGGGGGCGCAGCTGCACACGCACCCCGGGTGCGAGATCATGCCAGCGCGGCGCGTTCGTAAGATCGAGCGTCAGCATCAGTATACCTCTATGTCGTTGATCAGGGTGGCAGTGCACATCCGGCCGACCGTGCTGTCGCGCGCGGCCTGCCAGTTGAAGGTCGCCTGGACGCCCTGCGGCCCGGAAATCTCGATGCGCGGGCGCGGCAGATAGACCGCGTGCACGGTGAAAGTGAAGCTTTCGCCAGAGGGCAAGACGTAGGCGAACTCGAGCTCGCAGGGATCGCCGTTGATCGCCTGCGTCACCAGCGTCTGGTCGGCGAACCGCACCTCGATGGAGCCGGTCAGCGCTGCAATGGACGGGTCTGCCCCATCGATACGGCCGTCAGACCGGATGGTCTCGATCCGGTCGAGATTGTTGGCGTACGTGATATCGGCCGAGACCACGTTGCCGAGCGCCGAGCCGTTCCGCGTGATCGCCCCGTTGAAATGACCGAAGCGCTGCAATTCGAGAGCGGCGGGCGTGCCTGCGCTGGTCGTCGTGCCAACCGTCTCCCCCTGTGCCACCAGCCGCGCCGTCGCGGTCAGCAGGCCAGATCGCTGCATTTGCCAGTTGATCTGATCGAGTACGCAGCCCGAATACATCGCAAAACGCGGCACCTCGGGCATGCCGGTCTCAATGGACATGCTGGGCAGTGCCCAGGACCCTGACTGGAATTCATGCGTCCAGGGTCCGGTGCCAGTCGTGGTTGCGTCACCAAACGCAGCTTTCAGCCAGAACCCGAAGGCCTCCGCGTCCAGCGGCACGACGACATCGCCGTCAGCCGTGACTGCATCCTTGATCGGGGCGAGCGGATCGCGGCCGTATCCCAGCAATTCCGAATTGAGCAGCGGCTGCTCCGCGCCGAGCGACGTGCTGGCAAACGGCATCTTTGTGAACCCGCCCACCGGCGGCGTTCCATAAGTCGTCTCGAACGCAAGCGCCATCTGCGCCCGCGCCCCTTGGGCTCGTGCCATCGTGTTCTCCTCGGGTTGTCGGGATCAGCCGAGTGGATCGGCCGTGGAATAGTGCAGCACCACCGGAATGACGGCGGCCTTCAGGCTGGTAGCACCCTCGATGGGCAGATCGACCGGGCGTGGCGCTTCCGCCTCGACCCAGTCACAGAGGCCGCCCAGCGTCCGGTCTGCTGCAATCGCGGCGCCGATGCTGGCGGTCAGGGTATCAAAGGCCGCGTCGCGGTCGGTGCCCTGCACGACTGCCTCGATCTCGGCGCGGTGCTGGTAGTGGTACGCGAGCGGCGACAGCGTCACCTCCGGCTCCCCCGGTTCACCGTCGCGCAGGATCAGCAAGCCCTCGGCCGGGACGCGCTCGGGCAGCACCTCACCGCGCAGGGCGGTAGCGGGTAGCGTTGAGAGCCGCGCGTGCAGCGCGGTGAGGATGGTTTCTCGGACACTGGCCATGGTCTGTCGGTCAACTCCGCTCTTGACGTTTGTTTAGAGGGTGGTTTGTTTAATGAAGGCCACGCAAAACCAATTGGCGGAAGGAAACGAATGCTGCTTGACGCGCATCGATTGGAAGAACAGCTACGAGATGCAGTAGCCGTAGACGGAGCTGTCCGAGATGCCTATTTGGCTTTCGCCCATGCTCAATTCCTTGACGGCACCACGGTGCGTCCGGCCGGACATGGATACATAGAACGCGAACTTCGTTTCGAAGCGAAAGGCGACTGGCTATACTCAGCGGTCCTTAATCAGAAGTGGGTTCTGTGGTATTTTCGAAAGCCTGCCTTGAATGCTGGACTTATTGATCGGGGCGAAACCAAAGAGCGTTTTCCCACTTCCGAAGAAACTTCGCGCGGGGAATTGAAGTTTCGCGTTCATAGCTCGGGAGAAGCGAGTGCTGTATTGCAATGGATCGGCGCTGAATAAAGCGCCTCGTCGAGATCTCGGCAGATTGGTCCAGTGGGTACGCGCTCAACCAAGCCTCACCTCCACCCAGTTTGTCACAATCAGCCCCGGCACGCTGTCGAGCGTCCGCGCGGCATCCCGTGCCAGGTCCAGCCGCTTCGGCAATTTCACCTGCGGCACCAGCAGGAAGATCGGCGCGGTGACCTTGCCGCGTCCGGTCTTCGAGCGGGACACCACCGCCTGACCCTTGGTATTCAGCCGACCCTCCGCCACCAACAAGCTCGGACCCGTTCGGCGATAGACGAACCGCAGACGCAGCCCGCGCCGCCTTTCCCATTCGCCGGGGGTGATCCGGCCACCACGCGTGGATTTGCCTGCGGCGGGCGTCGGGATTGCCAGCCAGAACCCGTCCTTCGAGCGGATCAGCGGGCCGGTGTCGTGCGCGCCGACGATCACCGGTGCCTTGGACCAGACCAGCGCGGCCGCGTCGAGGCTTTCGCCCGACCTCGGGAAGTTCTGGTTGCGGATCGAGTTCGCAAGCCGCCGTCCGAGCCCCGCGCCAGTAATCTGCGTGCGCCAGGCAGTCTTGAGCCCGGTCCCGGCCTCGCGCATGGCAGCGGTCACCGCACGTTCGCCCGCCACGACCTCCGCCGCCATCATGGCCACAATGTCCGGATCGATGTCGAGCTTGAGCTTCACGCGGGCCTCAGGTCCACGGTCCAGACCAACCGTTCCCGGTCGCGCACAGGCTCGCCCTGAATAAGGAAGGCGTCGCCATCGATTTCCAAGCGGTCACCCGGACGTGGGGCCTGAACCTCAGCCACGCGCAAATCGATCCGGGTCGTTTCCGACCAGAGCCGCGCGTCGCCGAAGCCAGTGAGCTCGTCCGCGCGGCGAGTGACCAAACGAACCAGGCGGGGTGCCGCTCCGTCCGCGATGTAGACCGCGTCGCGGGCGATGTTGGGATCGCCGAACAGATTGTCGATGGCGTCTGCAAAGAGGGACATGGCCTGATCGATCAGTTCGAGCTGTGCAGGCGGATGGCCAGCCGCGGGCGCTTGTTGACCGGCAGGATCGAGGCCTCGGTCATCAGGTCGATCCAGCGGCCCTTGGCGTCGATCATCTGGCGGGCGTAGAGCGGCAGGCCGACGGTGTTGGCGGTCTCCAGCAGGTTCGCGGGCCCGCCGTAGGTCGTGAACGTGTCGAACGTGCCAAGCGGAAAGGCAATGCCCTCGCCGGTCGGGATCAACCGTTCGGAGGTGCCGTTTGAGAGCGTGACGGAGCCGTTGTATTCCTCGAAGAGGATGCCCGCAAAGGGGAAGGCGCGGCGCATGTCTTCGCGCAGCGGCTGGCCGCCGGTGGCCGAGAAGAACTTGTAGGCATCCTCGGTCTTGGGGTGGCTGATCAGCTTGTCAAAGAACTCGGAACTGACCAGCGCATGCGCGGTGATCATGGTCTCGCCCAGCAAGTTGTCCTCGATGCCGCGCAGCGTAGTGCGGACCTTGGCCTGGATGTTGGTGCCCGCGGTGCCGAAGATGAAGTCGACAGAGATCTGCGTGATCCCAAACTCGGTAAAGTAGTCGTAGAGCGTGGTGCCCGCGCCGTCCTTCACGATGCCGCGGAGCGCGTTCATTTCCATGTATTCGCGGGTCTGGGCGTGCTTGCGGCGCATCAGCGTTAGCTTGCGGTTCATCACCTCGACGAGCGGATCGGCGGCATCCGAGACACCCAGCGCTGGCATCCCCTGGATGTCGGCAGGTAGGATCACGTCGTCATGCGGGATCCACGGCAGCGCGAAGCTGCGCATCGAGCGCTGTTCGCGGTTGCCGACGGTGGCGGGGGCGCCGAGCGGGACGGAAGGCAACAGGCTGAGCACACCCTCACGCTGTTCGATCACGATGGAGCGCTGGGTCACGCCCTCGAAGCGGAACAGGCCGATCTGGCCAAGGCGGGTATAGAGGTTGGGCAGGATGTTGATGG